GCTTACTAGCCTCATTCTCTGAACATTGTGGGAATTGTGTAGCATTGTGCAGTCTATAGAGGGGCGGGGGTGGGGGATAGCTGTGTTGTTATTGTGTAGTAGCTTCTCAGACACAAAAAACAGTGAAAATAGAAGTGTTATACTATAACATTATATAGCCTAAGAAAAGAATGTAAGTTATTGAAAACTAAGGCGTGCTGCGGAGTGAAGGAAACTCCTGAACCCCGCTAGAGAAGACTGTGGTAAATGGTGTAGGAAAAGTACAATAAAATATCGGAATATTACAAGAGAAAAGACTTGACAAAAGCGTAAAAGTATGCTAGCATTAGGCTACTATATAGATAACAAGACAGCACGAAGGCAAGTGTAGGGATTGCTCTTATACACAGCAGTAATTATTCTTAGCATTCCTTGATGCATGTCTTGTTCCATATCACTCTCCTAAGTATATATAGGAGGTAAAGAGAAAAAGTATGGAAGAAGAAAAGAATTCTGAGAGTGCTGAGTCTTCTGTCGTGGAACAGAAGCGTAAGCGAGGACGTCCTAGAAAGACAGATGTCATGGCTAAGAAGGCTGGCAGCAGAGGTGTAGGTCGTGGTCGTCCTAAAGGCGATGCTGCAATCATCAATGAATACAAAGCACGTATGCTTGCATCACCTAAGAGTGCTAAAGTACTAGAAAAGATATTTGAAGCTGCTTTAGATGATGAGCATAAACATCAAGCTGCTGCATGGAAAATAATTACTGATCGTGTCGTGCCTACTGCAGCGTTTGAGAAGGATGTTGTTAAAGGTGCTGGACGTAATGCTATACAGATTAATATTACTGGTGTCTCTGGTGACACCACTGTCATCGGTGGCGATGACGATGCCGTTGACGGAGAGTACACAGAATATGAATGAAGTTAAAGTCTACAATCTGCTTAAAGATAAAGGATTTACTGACGCTCAAGTAGCTGGCATCATGGGTAACATTGCTGTTGAAACTGGTGGTACATTTGATTACCAACAAAAACAAAAGAATGGTAACGGCTATGGATTGTTTCAGTTTGACTTCATGAAACCATACTACTTCGATTATTTAAAAGAAACTGAGCAGGAGGATAGTCCTGAAGCTCAAGTTGATTTTATGCACGAAACCATCTATGGATCTAAGCAGGATATTCTTGGTAAGAAGAATGCTGAGAAAGTGCGTAGTATTTTAGAAAGTGACTATCCAGAAGACGTAGCATCTGCTTTTATGAGTGAGTGGGAAAATCCTAAGAAAGGTTTAGAACATGAGGGACGTAGGCAAGGTGAAGCAGTTAAATATTTCAACTTCCCTCCTATGAAAGATGAAGTAGTAGATTTAAAGTCAACTGGTTTAGAACGTAGCATTTAATGACAGCATTAAACGTACAGCTACTGAAGTGGCAGCAGGAAGTTTTTGAAGATGAAACACGATTTAAAATTGTGGCTGCTGGACGACGTACAGGTAAAAGTAGACTTGCTGCTTGGAAGCTCATCCTTAACGCTCTCCAAGTTCAGCGTGGTCATGTATTTTATGTAGCTCCTACGCAAGGTCAGGCACGTGACATCATGTGGTCTACCCTGCTAGAACTTGGTCATGAAGTCATTAAGAATGCTCACATCAACAACCTACAAATCACATTGATTAATGGTGCTACGATTAGCCTTAAAGGTGCTGACCGTCCAGAGACAATGCGTGGTGTGTCCCTCAAGTACTTGGTGATGGATGAATATGCAGACATGAAACCGTCTGTATGGGAACAAATCCTTCGTCCTGCTCTAGCTGACCAGAAGGGTGGAGCATTGTTTATCGGTACACCTATGGGTCGTAACCACTTCTACGACTTGTACATGTATGGTATGACAGCTGATGATCCTACGTACAAAGCATGGCACTTCACGTCATATGATAATGAACTACTAGACCCAGAAGAAATTGACATGGCTAAGAAGTCAATGTCATCGTTTGCATTCAAGCAAGAGTTCATGGCTTCATTCGAGGCACAAGGCTCAGAAATCTTTAAAGAAGAGTGGGTAGAGTTTGATGAAGAAGAACCTGAAGATGGTGACTACTACATTGCAATTGACTTGGCTGGCTTTATTGATGAGAGTTCAACTTCTAAGAAGAACAAACGTCTTGACAACACTGCCATCTCAGTTGTTAAAGTAGGATCAGACGGATGGTGGGTTGATGAAATCATCTATGGTCGTTGGACGTTAGATAAAACAGCAGAGAAGATATTTAATGCTGTGACTAAGTATCAACCTGTTGCTGTAGGTATAGAACGTGGTATTGCTAAGCAGGCAGTAATGTCTCCGCTTACTGATATGATGAAACGTAGAAGTAAGTTCTTCCGAGTTGAAGAGTTAACGCATGGCAACCAAAAGAAAACAGACAGGATTGTGTGGGCATTGCAAGGTCGCTTTGAACACGGCAATATAAAACTGAACAAAGGAGAATGGAATGCTGAGTTTCTTGATCAACTGTTTCAGTTTCCAAATGCACTAACCCACGATGACCTTGTGGACTCGCTGGCATACATAGACCAGATGGCTAAGGTATGCTACAACTATGAATATGAAGAAGATGACTGGGAAGCTCTTGACCCAGTAACAGGTTATTAGGAATACAACAATGGACGATATTTCAGAAAAGTTTGGTGACAACCTCACCGCATGGGTAATGACTAAGTGTGAAGACTGGCGTGATCACTATGATGATGTATATCGTCAGAACCACGAAGAGTATTACCGCCTATGGCGTGGCATCTGGAGTGCTGAAGATAAGATGCGTAACAGCGAACGTTCACGCCTTATCTCTCCTGCACTACAGCAGGCAGTAGAATCAAGCGTAGCAGAAGTAGAAGAAGCTACTTTTGGTCGTGGACGTTGGTTTGACATCCGTGATGACTATGCTGATAAGATGGCAGGACAGGATCAAGACGTAGTTATGCTACGTAATCAGCTAACAGAAGACATGAATTACGTTAAAGCACGTAAGTCTGTAGCAGAATGTATCCTTAATGCTGCTATCTTTGGTACTGGTATTGGTGAATTGGTAGTTGAAGAGGTCACTGAGCTTGTTCCAGCTACACGTCCTGCTATGGACGGTGCTATGCGTGCCATTGGTGTCGAGGAACGTAGCCGTTTTATCACTAAACTAGTGCCTGTATTACCGCAGAACTTTCTTATTGACCCTATTGCAACTAACATTGAAGAAGCTTTAGGCGTAGCAATTGATAAATTTGTACCTAGACACATCGTTGAAGAAGGTATAGCTAACGGTATTTACTTTGATGTAGACCTGCAAGACGCAGAAGACACTGATGACATTGCTTTTGACCCAGAAGATACATCAACTACTGATGATAAAGTACGTCTAACTACATATTACGGTAAAGTACCTGTTGATCTGTACAACGAAGAGTTGTATGGCGAAGTTATGTCTGAAGAAGATGAAGAAGACATGGCTCAGGGCGCATACATTGAAGTAATTGTTGTCATTGCTAACGAATCACAGCTACTAAAACTAGAAGCTAACCCATACATGATGCAGGATCGCCCTGTTGTAGCGTTTGCTTGGGACAACGTACCGTCTCGCTTCTGGGGTCGCGGTGTATGTGAGAAGGGTTACAACTCTCAGAAAGCTCTTGACACAGAACTACGTGCTCGTATTGATGCTCTAGCACTTACAGTACATCCAATGATGGCTGTTGATGCTTCACGTCTACCACGTGGTGCTAAGATGGAAGTAAGACCAGGAAAAACACTGCTTACTAACGGTAATCCAGCAGAGATTCTACAGCCATTCAAGTTTGGCAACCTAGACCCTAACACATTTAACCAGTCTGCAGCACTACAGCAGATGGTTCAGCAGGCTACAGGTGCTATTGACACAGCAGGACTACCATCATTTGCTGGTTCTGAAGCTACAGCAGCAGGTATCAGCATGTCTCTTGGTGCAATCATCAAGCGTCATAAACGTACACTGCTTAACTTCCAAGACAGCTTCCTTGTTCCTTTCGTGAGTAAAGCAGCATGGCGTTACATGCAGTTTAACCCAGAGCTATACCCAGTTAATGATTACAAGTTCTGTGCTGCATCAACGCTAGGTGTAATTGCACGTGAGTATGAAGTGACTCAGCTTGTACAGTTGCTACAAACTATGTCACCACAGAGTCCTCTATACCCAGCACTAGTAGAATCTATTGTTGATAACATGTCTCTGTCTAACCGTGAAGAACTATTGGCTACATTGAAGCAAGCTAGTCAGCCTAATCCACAAGCACAGCAAATGCAGATGCAACAAATGCAACTAGCTATGGCTAAAGAGCAGGCAACACTTGATTACATCAATGCACAGACTGCAGAAATTCAATCACGTATTCAGCAGAATCAAGTTGAGACTGAACTTCTACCAATGGAAGCGCAGGCTAAGATGACTGTAGCACTGTCAAACAATTTGAAAGCTGGTACAGCAGATGATAAAGAGTTTGAGCGTCGTGCTAAGATCGCAGAACTTATGCTTAAAGAAAAAGACTTAGATGCTAAGAAAGCAGCTATGAATAATCAAATGCGTATGGCTATGATGAAGGATAGAAACAAGTAATGGTTACACAGAAAGACTTACAGGATGTAGTTAAAGCATTGAACGAAGTATTGATGCACGTTGATAAACGTATCACTGCACTGGAGGAGTTGGCTAAGAAGCCAGCTTCTCAAAGAAATGTGAAAAAAGTTGAAGAAAAAGCTTGACAAATACTCAAAAGTATGCTAGGCTACACACACTATTAACATAACTTGGGGATAAAGTCAATGACTCCTGAATTGCAAAAATATTACGATGCCTACTTTGATTTGTTTATGACTGATGGTTGGAAACAATTCTTAGCAGACGTCAAAGAAAGTGCAGAGGTCTTTAACGTGCGTAACGTTGCAGATGAACCTACACTTAAATTTGTTCAAGGACAGCTTGCTGTAATGGACAAACTTCTTAATTGGGAAGTATCAGTAGAAGCTGCATACAACCAAGCAAACGAAGAAGAAGAAACAGAAGAGTAACCTTATTGCGTTGGGCATAAGCCTCTTTTAATTTTATCCACAATACTGTTATCAGTACGGAGTTTATAATGGCAGAGATTCTGAACGAAGTTCAAGATGAAGAACTACAGCAGGACGAAGAATACGCATCCTTTGACGAACCTGAAGAAGGTCAACCTGAAGAGGAACAACCAGAAGTAGAAGACACGGTTGAAGAAGAAGAAGATGATACCCCTGAGAAATACAAGGGTAAGTCTCCTAAAGAAATCATCCGTATGCACCAAGAGGCTGAGAAGCTTCTAGGTCGTCAGAGTTCTGAGGTTGGCGAACTACGTAAGCTAGTAGACAACTTTATAATTTCACAGACTAATACTACTGCAAAGCCCACGGAAGAAGACGATATAGACTTCTTCGAAGATCCTAAGAAAGCAATGGAAAGTGTTATTGCTAAGCATCCTAAGATTAAGGCTGCTGAACAAATGGCATCAACCATGCACCAACAGTCAGTGCATCAAGCTATTGCAGCTAAACATCCTGACTTTGGTCAGATTGTAGGCAACCCTGAGTTTGCTCAGTGGATACAGTCATCTAAGGTGAGGTCTGAACTGTTTGCTCGTGCGGACAAAGCGTATGATTTTGATGCAGCCGATGAGTTGCTATCTACGTGGAAGGAGCGTCAGCGAATTGTGAATCAGACTAAAGAAGTTGAAGAGAAAGAAATTAAACGTCAACGTAAAGCTGCAGCTACTGGCGGTGGCAAAGGTGGCGGTGAAGGACGTTCTCGTAAAGTATATCGTCGTGCTGACATT